TCATTTAATAAAGACATTAATGAGATTCTTCCTTCGTTCATTTTTACTTTTTCCATTTGATCGGATTTTGAAGTAGGCATTTCTTGGTACCCAACACCCGCTACTCCAAACATTCCATTTTTAGTATAATAAATTGGGTCTTTAGCTAAGTTTTTCTTAACCATGTTACAAACTTCATCTAAATCTTTATCTGGGTTTTGTTTTGATTCAAAATAAACACCGGCTTGATATTGATCATAGATCATATTGTCTTTGTCTTTTTTGTCTTTAGCATCATAAGCTTTATCAGCAGCTTCTTCTACATCTTTAGATGCTTTCTTTTCTGTTGCTTTTGCTTCTTCGGCAATAAAGTTTTTAAATGCTGATTCCCAAGATGTTTCTTGGCGAGTGTAGTTACCTACAGCTTGTAAACCAACAATGTTAGATTCACTGATAACACCTCTACCTTTAAGGGCAGCAGATGCTTCTTCAAATGAAGCAGCGCTTCTAACTACGTCAGGGAATAAACGCTTAGCTTCTTTCAAGAACACATCTTTGTGTCCTTTTCCCTCTTGAATTAAATTAAATTGAGTTTGTAGAGTTTTCATCATCTGAATTTTTTAATGTGCTGATAATATCTTTAAGATAGTCTTGAATTAAGTCTGTCCCATATACTACAGCATATGATTTTGGGTTTTCTTTATAATATTTTTCTGTTTCGGCTTTAGCATCATCTAAAAGTGGTCTAATTTGTCCTAACAAATCTTCAATAGCATCAAATCCTAACATTCTATTGTTTTGAAATTGAGCTACACTTTGAGGTTGATACGCTGTCTCAGATAATTTATAATTATACATATTAATTTCTTTAAATAACTGTTTTACTTCTAAACCAGAACCTGGTACTTTTTCAGGGACAGGTTTAAATCCTAACTTGTAATAGTAATTAGAGGCAGTACCTTTAGCTTTTTTATTTTTATTAAAAGCAAATGGAGTTGCATATTGTTCTCCTTCTCCAGCACTAAACGAAGCACCTGCAGTACCACCACCTGTCATAGAAGTTTCTGCTACCATTTTGATACGAGCATATTCTTCAGGGTAATTTTTTCTTACGTGGGTACGTAATTCGTTAAATGTCTTAGTTAAATCTTGTTGAACTTGTCTCAACACTTCATCAGATCTAACATCTTTATTTTTAGCTAAAGCATCCATAAAATCTTTAGCTTTCTTTAAGTTTTTAAATACAGAATTAAAGTCAGGAACTTCTTCTACTGACCATTCAATACGACCTGTTTCTGGGTCGATGTTGGTTACAGTAGATTTAGTTCCGGTGTCGCTATAAGTAACGTCACCAACTTTAACTTCTTTTAATTTGTATTTGTAATCAGCCATTTGCTTTCTGTAGTTCTTCAACAAGTGAGTAATATTGTAACAAATTAATTAAATGGTCATCATTAATTTTTTCATTTTTACTAGCTTCTTCTAGTAAACCTGATACTTCATTAATTTTAATTTGAATTGCTTTGTCGGATACCTTTTTGTTGAGTTCAGAAAGCATGTTTTTGATTTCAACAATTTTAGAATTATAAAAATCTCTTAATGCTGGGGTTGAATCAACGGAATTGATAAATTCTTTTAAAACTGTTTTTTGGTTAGAATTTAAACCTTCATACTTACCATTAAATTTTTCTAACAATACACGGTAAGTTAAAATGCGAAGATCTTTATCGTATGATTTAAATTCTTCAATAATATTATCTTTAACTGTTTCTTTATTTACTACAGTTGTAGTTAAATACTCTAAAAGAGTTACTTTATGATCAATAATTTGGGTAGGATTAGTTAATCCTTCTTGATTATAAATCTCAGTTAAGATATAAAAAGAAGCTTGTACTTTATAATGAGGTAATTGAGTTTTAAAGAACTCATCTAAATTATAATACTTCTTAATTTCGTTAATAAGGTTATACTTTTCTCTCTTTAAAGTTTTACGATTAAGTTTTTGAGAAGATTCTAAGAGGGTGTTGATTGTAATGTCGGCTTTGCCTTCAGTTAATCCTGTCTTTTTGAATAATGTTTCGTATAACTTGTATTCTTTTGATAACTCAGATTTAATAAAATATTTTTTCATAATACCTGTGGCCGGCGAAGATTTGCCAGACAAGGTATCGGCTGTGATTTGACGCACCAACAGCTCAAAAAGAATACCCGTATTTTTATACTTTGAATGTTTAATTTTCATTCCCTAGGGTTTATTTATAAATATATCAAGATTTTTGTTCCTTAATATTACTTTCATCAAGTAATGATTCTTTTGCCTTATCCTGCTCAAAAACTAATTGTTTTTTATTAACAGGAATTTTGTTTAACATTGTTTCTAATGCTAATGGAGAACCTCCTTTGTAATTAGGTTTAATAGAATCTGATGAGTTGTAATCATCTTTAGCACCTTTACGACCTAATCTATCTTTACCAAAGGCATTATCTTGGGTGTTGATGTTTGATACTTTTTCTTTAGGGCGTCCTAATTCTTTATCTTCATCATATCCATCAGGAACATTTCCTGGGTCTGTTTGATATCTGCCTTTACCATATAGTGAAGCTAAATCGTGTGGGGTACCATATGATTTACCAGTTTCAACTGGGTCATTTCCTTCTGCTTCAATTTGGTCTAATCTAAATTTACGTTTAGCATCTTCACGAATAAGATCTCTATATTGGTCATATTCGGTTTCACTAAATCTAAAGATATTATCATAAATCCAATCAGTTGGTAACAACTTAGTTTCCATAAGCTGTTGAGCCAAATCTGTTTTTTCTTTCATTAATGCAATTCTTTCTTGATCATAAATGATTGAAGGAGTTGTTAATGATAATTCAAAGTTACTTAATTGTTCACCTGTATAACCTTGGGTGTAAAGGTGAACTGTAGCAATCTTATATAATTCTGAAAGTACAATTCTTTGGATACGGTCAATTGTACGAGCAAAACGAATATCTTCAGCAGCTAAAGTAGCTTTACCTTCTGTTGTTTCATCGTATCCCAAGAATGCTTTAGGTACTTTAAGTGCTGCGAATAGTTTATCTCTTAAATATTGCACGTCAGCAATACCATCGTAATCTAAACCTTTTGTAGTATCAATTTTAGTTGCTGAATCATTGCCGCGAACTGGGATGAAGAAATCCTCCATCATGTTCTGCATATTGTATTTTAAATTGTATTCACCTGTTTGTTGGTCTACATAAGGTGTACGTTTCATTTTGGAAATTGTTCTTTCCATAAAGGCATCTACCTCATTAGGAGGAATAGAACCTACGTTTACATAGTAAACACGTTTTTCAGGAGCGCGTACAATTCTATGTACTAACATTGCGTCTTCCATTAAAACATATTGTTTAAATAACTTACGAGCGGGTTCAATATAAGAACGTCCGTAAGGTAAGTAATTCATATCTGTTAATAAACGGAAGTGAGCAATTTCGTAGTTATCAAATTCAATATAATTGCCTGAGGGGTTAAATCCGCTTCCAACTCCACCCATATTTCCATAGTAACCACCATAAGCTCCATACCCAGTTAAACCATCTGGGTCGAATTGGAATTTAACTTCACTTGGATTTTCTTTATTAGCTCCTTCTACACGAGTGATGTTATAAGCTGTATAAGGGATTACATTATAAACCCCGTATTTTTCAGCAATTTCTAATTTTAAGAAGAAATCACCATACTTACACATTTGACGAATCCACATCCACAAATTAAATTCTACGTTTAATACATCATAGAATAAGTTGTAAAGAACTTTTTGAATATCATCATCTGTAGATTTAATACGAAGTACTTCTCCCATATCATCTTTCAAGGTACTTTCGTCAGCAATAATATCAAGAGCTGAGGCGATAATGGCATCTGTATCCATAGCTTCATAATCACTATAAAGCTGCACTCTCATTGTTTGATAGTTAAGAGCAGGGTTAAAGACAGGAGCTGCTCCTGTTACGTGCAATCTTGAAAATCTATCAATTAAGGAGTTAGTTTCAACTCTTCCGGATTGTTGGATAGAATTTGTATCGATTACTTTTAATTGATTCCCACCAACGTTTCTAATGATAACGTCTGTAGAAAACAATCGTCTTAATCGGGTAAATATACTGGTATCCGCCATTTTTATCTAATTATATCTTATAAATATTTACAAAAGCCATCTAATGTCCTCTTTTCCACCATAAGGGTTCTCAATTTGGTATGGGTTTTGACCAGATCCATTTCGAGAATAAACTCCTGTATAATTGGTAGTAGATTTATTCATAGCATTAAGAGCAGCTTTTGCTAAATCAATTCCATTTTGTCTAAATTTAAATGCAGTATCACGCATAAACATAGCAATAGAGAATGACATAACCAAGTCATCATTATAACCTGTTTGAGCTTCTGCACGTCCATTTTTCCAAACAAATACTTTCATTTCTTCAACCAAACGCTTCGAACGAATAGTAACGGCTTTATCACTTACATATTCTTGAAACTTACCAATTGCCATAGGTCTTGTTCTCATTGACATTGTAAATCCAGGAACCATACTACTGTTGTCAGCATAAGGATCAAAATAACTATCTGCTTTTACTTCTCCACTCTTAGGTGAAAAATATAGGTTTCTATATCCTCTTTCTTGGATAACTTGTAGTGTTGACCAACCAATATTTGCGTTTTCAACCACAAGTAACGCGTTATTATATTCGGTAGAAATTCCTACTAACAAATGGCCAAATTCTTTAGTTCCGATTTGACCACGGTATTCTCCAACTTGAATATTAGTTTCAATATCAATAATATGGAATGCTGAATAGTCTTTACCATCGCCCCTAGCAACATCAGCTATAACCATATAATCTCTTGAATAATCAGCAGGTTCCCAAATCCATAAATTTTGATCTGCACCTCGTTTTTCTAAAGGATCTTGTACTTGATTTTTAGAAATATCTTCTAAGTATTCATTATAGAATACGACATCACCTGAGGTGCTAAAGTCACAATCACATTCTTGGGCTGCTAATCTAGGATCACCTAATAATTCGTCTTGTCTTTTTCTCCAAGATTCATCTCGTTCAGGGTGAACAAACCAGGGTAAGCGAATAGGTAAGAAATCATTTTCACCATTTTCAGCTGAAACCCAAGTTTTGTGAAACCAGTTACCAGTACCGTAAGGAGTAGATAATACAATTGCACCACCACCCGTTGCTAGGGTTTGTTGAGCTGAAGCCCAAATCTCACCAATTTGTTCAATGAATGCCGCCTCATCGACTACTAGCAAAGATACTGCTTCTGATCGACCTGCATCACTTGATGCTGAAGTGGCTTTGATTTGAGATCCATTATTTAATCGCAACGTTAATTTATTGTATTCTATTGAATCAATCTTAAGCCAAGAAGGTAACTGGTCGTACATGAATTTTACTTTCGTAACCATGTTTTTTGCAGTTTCCTGTTTTGTTGCAATACAAAGGATGTTTTTGTCTTTATGAAAAATCATTAACCATAAAGAATAACCTGCTGCTAGGGTTGAGATACCTAACTGACGAGATTTAAGTACAATAGAATAGGGGTTGTCTCTAAATAAACGTAATGTTTTTTCTTGGAAAGGGTAAAGATTAAACATCACCCTACCTCTTTGGGGGTGTTGGATAAAACAGTACTTTTTCATAAAGTGAGCCGGATCTTGGGCACACTTAAGATATTCCTGCCTTATAATATGTTTTAAATCTTGACTCATAAAAGAATAATAAGGAAAAGAGCTGCACTAGCCCCGGTAGTTAGCCAAGCAAATCGAGAAGAATTTTTTGCTTTTTTGATTTGCTTATCTTTTACACCAATGATTGCATCCTTATTATTGAGCATTTCTTTATATCGGGATTCATTATCCTGATAAAGAATAATAACCGAATCACGATTAATGATAAGATCGTTTTGGGTTAAAATAATAGTGCTTAAAATGGAAATAGAGTCTCTTTTTAGACTTAATTCATCTTTTAAAAGATCTCTTTCCGCCTTAACTAATAAGGCATTTTTTAAAGTGTAGCAAGGTACCTTACATAAAGTATCACTTGAAAGCGTTTGTGAATTCGCTAACAAGGGCATCACCAGAAAGCTCAGTAATACGACTATGTTCTTCATTGTATTTACGTTTATATAAATCAGCTTTAGACTGGAGGTTTGCAAGTTGTTGTTTATCTTCTTCAATTTGTACTTTATAACCTTCAGCAATAACATTTAATTGGGTAATCTGAATTAATGTAGAGTCAACATGGGCTTGAATCGAATCATTTTTCAATTCAAGCTCCTTAATTTGTTGTTTTAGTTCTCTATTAGATTCATTACTACTAATAAATTGTAGATAAACCATAATAGCTAATAAAACTAGAACAATATAACTTAAATTTCTTAATGTGAAACCCTTTTCCATTTTTTCAGATTTAGAGACTAGCTTCAAGTTTTTTCTTTTCAGCAGTTAACTTTTTTAGTTCGTCTTTAATTTTTTCTTTTTTATCGCCTTCAGCTTCTTTGTATTCTTTAGCCATTGCCTTCATTTTAGATACAAGTTTTTGAAGCTTATTTGAAGCCGAAGCTACAGAATCTTTCTTTTTAAGATCAGCAGCTGTAGGTTCAGCATCATCATCTGATTCTTTAATAGCGTTTGCTTGTTTTAAATCTTCTTGAGCAGCTTTTAAAGCAGCAGACGCAGCATTTTTCTCTAATGAAGTAGTTGCTGTTTGAAGTTGTGCTTGAGCATCTTTAATTTTTTCTTGAGCTGCAGCTAAATTTGCTTTTTTAGCTTGGGCTTCTGCTGGGGACATTTCCTCAGATAATACTGAAATAATTTCTTCTCTAATATATGCCTTAAATTCAGATTTTTTCATTGCAATAGTTTTCGTATAAATATTACAAAGAAAGTGCTTCTTTCACAGCTTTAATACGTTCTTCTGTTGATCCTTGAATTACAGCATAATTTTTAAATTTATGTCTAAACCTTGTAATATTATTTTGGATAATAACATCAATCAATGCACGATATTCTAAATCTGTTTCTCGAACACCATTATCTTCCATATCAACTCCTTCAGGAGAAATATAAAAAATATAATCATATTCAGAAATTAAACGTGAAGCCAATTGAGCAAAATCATCAGCATCATGGTAATTGATAGATTTAGCAGCTTTAGTAAAAGCAATAATATCAATGATAGTACGATCTGTAATGATATTTTCGTGCATTAATTCAGTAGCACGTTCAGCTAAAAATACACATTGACCTTTCAATGTTGAATCTGTGTTTAATGGAATACCAAGTTCCATCAAATACTTTGAACGCTCAGTTGCAAATTTATAATCCTTAAATTCAGGTAATTCTTTCAACGCATTTACAAGCGTTGTTTTACCTACTGACATTGTGCCGCAAAATCCTATTTTCATGATTGTGAATCTCCTGGTTTAACTCTATAACTATCGTAATCAAAATGCTGGGTTGATACCTCGAATATAGTGGCTCCTTCTGTAAGAGCCAACATCTGGTGGGGTTGTCCTGGCATCAAGTGGATACAGTCTCCTTCTTTAATATGAGTTTCATGTTCAGTAGCTGTTTCGGTATCAATCCATTTATACAAAAACTCGCCTTTAGAAATGTACCACGCTTCATCTTTAAGTAGATGAAAGTGCATTGAAAATTGTTTATCCTTTCTAAACACTAAAAGCTTGCCACAGTATAGATCATTATTAATAATCCATAACTCGTGGCCCCAAGCTTTTTCGTGTCGCTCACCTTGATAAGGTTGAGCTTGTAAGGTTAATTCTCTCATTTTAGAAACGAGTTGTGCCTTTCATTGATGGATTTTTATACCAAGGAAGACCTTCTCGACTGCGCATCGCATCCTGATAGCTTTCTTCATCGTATTGTAGTCCATTCAAATACCAAGCTTTTTTAAGCTCACATCCTTCTTCAACAGGTTCAATGGCTGGACCATCCCAACGATGGTATTTCCAGTATGATTCTCCTTGAAATTTAATAAAATGATGAAGTGCGCCTTTTGACCTCATCGTTTTGTACTCGTATAATCTTTCTTTTGCCATAACTATTTAAAATAAATCTCCTGTTCCTTGTTCGTAAAGATACGAATGTTCTTTCCACTTCCCAAGCACATTTTCAGCAACATAAATTCCTTGTGCTCCTGATACTGTAATACCACGTGCTGATAAAGCATCACCTACAAAGTGCACTTCATCCCATTCTGCTAAAGCTAAATTATCATAGTCTACTAATGGTTCAGGTGCTAGATATTTAACTTCAGGAATATAAACACCCCAATCGTCACCTAATGTTGGGAATACTTTTTTCATATCCTCAATAAAATCATCAATATATGAATAGTAACCTTGAAATGCATCTCGTACTGAATCAAGTGAATCGATTGGTAAAGCATCAATCATTTCACCTTCACTTGTAACACCTACTTTACGTGATGGGCTATAGTACAAACCTGAATGGATTTTAGGAGCATTACGACCTTCAATACCCTGATCTTTTATCCAGGTTTTGTTTACCTTTTGAACCAAATCACGTGACCAATCAAATGGATTTTCGATACCAGGAATTTCCATCAAGATACCAAAATTGGTCATATTGTTACGATGTTCTTCTCCTTTTTTAGCGTGACCATTGTAACTCACATCCCCATATGTTTGTTCAACAGCTACATAAGCAGCATTGTTGTTTGTACAGAATGAACGAAGCGAAACACCATTATCGAATTTACGATACAATTTGAAATCGTAACTGATATCTATTAATTTTTGGAAGTGATGTTGGGGGGCTTCAAATCGAACACCAATTTGTACTGGTTTTGGTTCAGTAGGGAATGAATATTTTTCAGATAATTTTTTACCAAAGTCAATACCTGATTTACCTACAGCAAAAATCAAACGATCATATAAAACATAATCATCATCCATATTTGCAAATTCAGGTTTAACTGAACGCATTGTGATTTCACCATGTCTGAAATTGATAGCGTTTACTTTATTTTCCCAAAAGAACTGTACACCTTTAGACACTAGATAATCGTACCAGTTTTTACCAATTTCATGTAGATAATCTGTACCAACGTGCCACACAGGGAACAAACGTAAACCGAAATATGGTTTAATGAAATCAGGTTCTGCTTGAGGATCTGAACATTGTACTTCCTCTGGTTTAGGATGGAAACGTTTAAAATTGGTAATTACCTCATCAAATAATTCCATTGCTTTTTCCTCACCACAATACTTA